ATTTGTATTCATGGTTGGGGCGCACAAGAGGAAAATTGGCTATTATATTGGACAGAGATTTACGAAGGGGACCAATGGGCAGAGCTTGACCGCCTGATTAACACCGATATCCGCCGCCCCGATGGGCGAATCCTCCGCGTTGCATCGGTGGCGGTTGATACCGGCGGTCACAGGACACAAGAAGCATATAATTATTGCCGCACCAGGGCGCCAAGGGTGATGGCAACGGCCGGAACACCGGCAAAAAACAAGGCAATATTGGGCAAGCCGAGCAAAAAAGATGTTAGTTATATAGGTAAGACATTAAAAAAAGGTGTACTATTATGGCCGATTGGCACCGATACAGCTAAGAAAACAATTTACACCCGGCTTCACAACAACAAATCAGATCAAAAATTTCATTTCCCGGTTGGCCTGGACAACGAATTTTACATTCAGTTGACAGCGGAGAAAGCAATCACCCGCTATGTCAAAGGATTTCCGGTCGAGGAATGGATCAAAGTTAATCGCCGGAATGAAGTCCTTGATTGTTATGTTTATTCTTACGCCGCCGCTATCCGGGCCGGGTTGCATACCGTCGGAGTCGTCCGGCCGCCGAGAATCGAGCGCACGCAACCCGCACAAAAGCCAAGCACGCGCAATAAAAATCCGTTTGGAAATTTTGGAAGGAATAAAGTCTTTTAACCAAAAAGTTAACATATGTTAACTTTTTCTTGACATATTACAATATTGTAGTTTATTATTGAAATAACTACAAATATGTAAGATTGTACGGGGGTTGAATGGCTTTTACATCATGGTCGGCACTTAGAGACAGCTTGCAAGATGCGCTTGAGGCGCATGTAACCGAGGGCAAAACGCTTGTTGGCATGGCTGTTATCAATGGCCGGACGTTACAATATAAAAACGCCTCCGAAATAACAAATCTCATTAAAATAACATACCAAATGGAAGCATTAACGAACGGCGGCAATCGCTCGACGCGTGTTTCTTACGGTAGGTATAGGCGCTATTAATGTCATTCCTTCAAAAAATAGCGCCGCAATACGCGCTTAAACGAGCAATCGCACGCAACCGATTAAACCGGATTACGGAATCAGAAATCAAGCGCACGAACTACGAATCAACAACCCGGAACCGTCGCAATATTGATTTCAGAAATCCGTTAACGTCGCCGGATTCAGCCATTGCAAAATCACGCGGAACGTGGCGCCGTAAGGTCCGCATGTTAGAAACGGAAGAGGCATTTGTCCGCGGACCCATTAAGCGCATTGCAAACAATGTTGTCGGAACTGGTTTTATCTTGCAGAGCAAAGCCGAGGCCGAAGGATTATCAAAACAAATCGAAGGTCTATTCAAAAAGTGGTCCTTAATTGCCGATATCCGCCGAATAAATACCCTATCAGATATACTAAGGACGGCACAGGCAACAATGGTCCGAGATGGAGAGGTACTTTTAATTGGCCGCGAATCCGGATATATCCACAGATCAACGCCTTATTGCCTTGAAGTATTGGAAGTTGACCGCCTTACAACACCTTACAAATATAGAAACGATCCGAAAGTAAAAAACGGAATCAGGTATGATGATGATGACGCCCCATCGGAATACTATATTTTAAAAAAGCATCCAGGATCAAATCTGATTCCGTCTATTTCTACTGGCGATAACATGGACGCCTACGAAGTGATACGGGCAGAATATGACACCGGCGAAAAGCGGGTGATGCATCTTTTCAATCCGGTCCGCCCGGAACAGTCACGCGGCTTTTCAGAGTTTGCGTCGTCATTGGAAAATTTTGAAAATCTTAATAAATATACTGATGCCGAGATTTACGCCGCTATTGAGGACGCTTGCTTGACCGGATTCGTTAAAAGCGAAAACCCGGATGACTTCCAACAAAATTTTACGGTTGAGGACATGCCCCAGGCCGACGCCAGGATTCACGAATTCGGCGTCAATCAAATTGTTTATTTGAATCCGAATGAAGATATAACAATGCATACGCCGACCAGGCCGAACAATCAGCTTGGCGAAATGATAAATCAATTGTTAAGAGGTCCGGCAAATTCCTTGGATATTCCGCCGGAAGTACTTTCCCAAAATTGGCAGGGCATGAATTACAGTAACGCCAGGACCGTATTATTACAATTTCAGCACTCAATGCGGATCAGGCAACGGTATCTAATCGACCATGCTTGCATACCTATTTTTAATCGGTTTGTCCAAAATCTTATCATACACGGCAAATTGGGCCGGGTTGTCGATCTTGACGACGCATTAAGACATACTTGGATTCCGCCAGGGTGGCAGTGGATTGATCCATTAAAAGAGGCACGCGGCAAGGCGGAGGAAGTCAACAACAATTTCGATTCGACATCCGCAATTATAGCAAGCCGAGGCCAAGATCCGGACGAAGTTTTTGACCAAATCGAACGTGACGCGGAACGCATGAAAAAAATAAATGAAATAAACGCAATCATTGAAGGGGAAACAACCAATGATTAAACAATATTTTGAGATACAAAGAGCAGACATTGACGAAGATTCGCGAAAAGTAACCGTTTCTTTTTCATCCGAGACACCGATTAACACCGGATATTATAAAACACTATTGATGCATGACGCCGATAGCGTTGATTTGTCGTTGTTATCATCCGGCGCGTCAATCCTATTCAATCACAACCCTAATGTTGTCCTGGGCAGAACAGAGAATCCCAGGATTGAAGACCGGCGCGGCAAGGTAGATATAGTTTTTGACGCCGACGACGAAGCCGAAAAGTATTATCAGAAAGTATTAAACCGTTCACTGACTGGCATATCAGTCGGCGGCAACCCGATCACAGACGATGACGTTTTATTAATAGAACAAGGCGACTTTGAATATAGGGACGGGCAAACGATATCCGGACCAGTAAAAATATATACACATTGGCGACCGCACGAAATATCTTTAACACCGATTCCGGCGGATATTACAGTCGGAGTAAACAGAAACCAGGGGGAAAATATGGAACCGAAAGACGTTGCAAAGGCAATGCTAGCGGACGACAGCTTGAAAAGCATGATTAATTCGGCGGTCGATGCAGCAATCGAAAGAAGCATGGATAGCACCGACACAGGGTCGGTAGAAACCGAGGCCAACCCATTAATTGATAATCAAGAACTTATCAAACGGGCGGGCATAGTAAGCGACAAATGTAAATGTGGCGTAACAGATATGATTATTGCCGGGGATACAGAAACAGAGATTTCAAGTTTCATTATTCAGCAAGCAATGTCGGACCGTAAGACTGTTACCAAAGCCGATGACGCAGATAACAAAATCGATATGGACGCAGACAAATTTTTTAATGGAATTATAGGTTGAGGGGGGTAGAAAATGCCAGTTAACAAGGATCAATTTGCACACAGTAAGAGTTCTAAGGGCGCGGACACGTTCTTGGGGCTAGTACAGGCGGGCGCAACACAGGCAATTAAAGCCGGTGAATTATGCGTATTTAACAAGACAACAGGGTATTTCGTACCGGCAAGCGCCGTTGCGGATGCACAGTCGTATCCGATGGCATTAAGTGCCGAGGAACAAAAAGCAAGCGGTAGAAGTGAGTTAACCGGATCACGGTATATGCGCTTTTACTCGCTATCACCGGATGACGTTTTTGAGTTTGAACTTGCAGCAGCAAGAAGCGTTGCACCAGGCGATCCGTTTACCTTGACCGCGTCAGATTCGCAAACACTGACATATGGCGCCGGTACATTTGCCGTTGCAATCGCGGTTACGGACGATCATTACCCGCAGGAAGAAGACACAACGATCCGGTCACAGAGTTTTGCACGCGTGACATTCAATCCGGCATGTACTTGGTACGGATTCAGAAAGTCGCAGACTACCAGAACCGGACGAAAAACAATTGCTATCACAGCAACCGCGACAATGCTTGAGAATCAAATGTATAATTCGCTTATTCTCATTAGCGGAACAACAACAATTTCCTTGCCACCGGTCAAATCCGGTATGGATGCCATTTTTATTAATATTGATGGCGCCACGCAGTCAATCAACCCGGATGATAACGACCTTATCAGGCTTGACGGGGCGTTGCTTGACGACGGCGACAGTATCACACAGACCACAGTGGCTTTTACATGCCAGTTAATCACCGAAGGCGCGGCAGGGTTTACTTGTTTGTCAGTGCCGGGACAATGGACAGACGGATCATAACAGGGAGGATCAAATGAGTAAATTTAGAAGCACAATAATTCCGGTGGATTCCGCGGCCAGTCCATATGATTTGAGGCAATTGGCCAAAGGCAACCCGGCAGAATTTGCACGAAAATTGCAAAAAGGCGTTGATGAGAAGAAGCTTAAATTTTCCGACATTCAACGATGGGATCATCTATATCGGGCATTGCACGATGTACAGATTCCGGTACAGGTTGAGACTATGGGGATCAAGCGAACTGTATCTGCTAATGCTTTTCCTGTACTGACAGGAACACTTGCCATTGCCGCCATTAATGAATCTTATGAGGCAGTGCCTACCATTGGCCAAGACCTTGTAACTGAGATGGAAGACAATAAAAAAGTTACAACCATTGGCCAGATCAACACACTTGACAAGGATGTGGACGAAGTTAAAGAACTTGGCGTATTTCCTGAAATAGGAACGAGTGAAGAAACAGTCGAAATCAGACACCGCAGAAACGGCCGGTCTTTAAAGATTTCCGCCGAAGCAATTGAGGAAAATAATGTTTCAGATATCGTTACAAAGATCAACGCACTTGGTGAAATTGCCGCAGAGCATATCGAGGAATTGACTTTAAAACGGATCACCGATCATTACGGCAGCGCCGCAACTCCGGCCGAGACATATGTTTATCGACCTAATGGGTCAGGTACGCAATTATATAATGAGACCGCCAATAATCCAGGGGTCCGCGCACCGAGTGGAACAAGAGTCACAAGCAACGGATTGGTTGATTATACCGATCTTGACAATGCCAGGGCAGTTTTACGCGCAATGAAAAACGAGCGCGGCAAACGTATTAATATTGCATGGTCAAACGTCAATATTTTGGTGCCAGATAATAAACTCGCTATTATGCTTGCAATTGCAAACAGTCAAATGGTTGGCGGCGTTGCGAATGAAATGTCAAACTGGGGTCCGGATGGGGCTTTTTCTATTCCATTAGACCGCATTAAATCAAGTCCGAAATTGGACGACCTTTCAACGACAGCTTGGTATATGGGCGATTTTAAACGTCAATTCACTCGCAAATGGAAACTCCGTTTTGAGTTCGTTAATTTAGGCATGGACACCCAGGCTTATCTTGATTCCCGCGTTGCCGCTCAATTCCGCGTTGCTTGGGATGTTGAAGTTGGCGCCAGGGATTATGCGTATGTAGTTCAGAATCTAAATGCTAGCACAGCACCTTTTGACGAATAAAAGAGGGGGTCAAAATGTTTACTAAAAAATATTTGGCCATAGCATTTGCTTCATTGTTGGTTTTGGCGTCGCTTGTTTGGGCCGCCACGCCAACAGAAATGCGTTATGGTATCAGATTTAAAACGGAACCAATTGCGAGAATTACACCACCATCCGGCGCAGTCGGTATGTACGCCTCAAGTTCAGACAGGGTTGTGTTAATAAGTGATTCCGGCACCAGAACACCGATCGTCGTTGAGTCGTTGGCGGGCGTGGCATCGATTACCACGTTAACAACTACCACATTAACAGCCACAGCATTGACAACGGATTCAATCACAGGTGACGGCACAGGTGCAGCAATTGGATTACTTGCAAGCACTGAGGATGTAACCGGCGCCAATACAATAGCAATTGCCGAGTGTGGCAAGACGCTTACTAACACAGGCGCCAGTGGCACCATAATTCAGACATTGCCGGAGGCGTCAACCGCCATTGGTTGTGAACTATGTTTTGCTACAATCGCAGCACAGTTATTCAATATCAACCCGGCAGATGGCACGGATCAAATCTTGGGGCTTACAAATGCCGCGGGCGATTCGATACAGTCCGCCGGTGCGGGTGATTATGTTTGCTTGATGGCCGTTGGTGCGAGTGCCTGGGTTGTTACAGCATCGAATAATACCATTGGCAATGCGGATGCCTGGGCGGATGCAAATTAAGGGGTCACTATGAATATATTGACTAAAACAGGATTGACACAGGCGGACGGCGCAGAAACTTTTGATTTAAAAGAGGAAAACGCTTTCGCCACGCAGCAACTACAGATTGAAGTATCGGCACAACCTACCGTCGGGACCTTGGCCATTGCGGCCAAGTCACCCGGCGGCACGGTGTTTTCAGTGCTTGATAGTACTATAGATATGACCGTTTTGACCGCCACCAATGCAAAGATAGTACAGATTGACGTATTGGCGGAGGCAATTAAGATCACGCCGACCGGGTTTGACGCCGGAAAGACTTATAATGCGATACTGGTGTCAAAATGACAACTGAAAACCACCCAGCCGGACAAGACCCAATTGTCAAGGATGTGTTCACAAGATCGGTTGACTATGCCGAGGCAGACAGTCAACCGATCTTAGACGAATATGGCAACGATGTCATTGACGAATATGGCAATGTTATTGATGGGGAACCGGCGCACTAATGGCAATTGATAAGACATTTTTTAATTCAATGCTTGATGACACCTATAGTTTATTAGGTGACGCGGCAACGTTCAAAGGCACCGCTATTGAATGCGCCGTGGAGGTTATGACGGAGGCAGAGAAACGGGCGCAGACGGCAATATCCGACGCCGTTATTAATATTCAAAAATCCGTACTTGATGCACTCGCCCCTTTGGGGATCGCGAAGTCGGACGTTTGGGTTTTCGAAAGTACAAGTTATGATAACTCGGCGTTACTCGAAGCGAGCGAGCTTGAATATACTTTTGCAGTTTTTAAGGTGATATAAATGGCCGGTGTTGAATTCGATAAGCGGGTTTCAAGGGCTATTAAAAATATCCTGAAAGAAAACCCGAAATGGTTGGTCCCGGCTATCAATGACACAGTGCGCGGTCTAAGGACCGACATTGGCAGTGATAAAACAGGCGTCAGAAAAGAATTAAACGTTACAAAGAAGGTAGTAAATAAATCTATATCATTGAAGTTGGCAAAAGCCAGGGTCTTAAACGGCGTTGTAACGGTAGTCGGGGAACCAATCCCGGCATATAATAAAGACAAAGGTTGGGCCGGAGGTACGGCAAAGCCGGGAATGAATTTCCAAGGGCGAAGAACAAACCGGCCGAGGGCAAAAAGCAAAGTTACCGGCAAACCGATGAAAGGCAAAGCTTATAAATATTCGTTCATGTTCAAAAAGGACAAAGGGCGAAAGATTTTTCCGGGCGCATTCCCGGCGAAAATGAAAAGCGGACATGTTGGTATTTTTATCCGCGAGGATCGGAAACTAAAAGAAATTTTTTCATCAAATGTTGCCGAGGTTTTGGGCAATGAAGATATCTCAAAACTTGTTTTGCTTTCCGGATCAGTCCGAATGACAAAAAATGTCGAGAAACAAATCAAGAGGCATTTAAAATAATGGCCGCGAATAGCTTGAGAGAACAGATCATATTAAATGTGATATCGACGCTTGAAAGTGTGTCGAGCATTACGACAGTATCACGGACAAGACCGGCATTCAATGGCCAGGAGTTTATTGATCTTGCAAGTGCAAATCTGCCACTTGCCGCCGTCGTTGGACAATTGCCCGATCCAGATGGCAAGCTATCATCCGGCACACCGGCAAATTATGTTTTTTTTACAAGCCAGTTGGGCATAGGGGTCACGGTTTACGCCGACGCAACCGCCAACCCGGATTTGTTAATATCATCATTGGTCGATGACGTTTGGGTTGGATTGCATGAAGATTTGACACGCGGCGGCGTTGCCTTGATGACAGAAGTCAAACCAGAATTAGAAACAAAATTAGTACATCCATATGTGCTATTTGATATAAATATTAATGTAACTTATGAACACGGAATCGATAGCATATAAGGGGGAGTTATGACTTTAGCACCGAGTGCCAATAATTATTTGTATGGAGCAGGGAAACTTTATTTTAAAGCCACAGGAGACACCGGTTATCTTGAAATTGGGAATGTCCCGGTTTTTGAGGTCATGATGGAACCAGAGGAACAAATTGAACATTGGGAAAGTCAAACGAACAAAAAACTAAAAGACGTTTCCGATATCCTGAGTTGGTCGGTTAAATCCGCCATTACACTTGAGGAATATTCCGCCGAGAATCTCAATATTGTTCTATCGGGTGACGGTGTGCAGTCATTAGGCAATCAAGCGGCGTCGTATCTTACAGATGTATCCACGGCAACGGTGGCGGATCAATATGTTGACCTGGGTTACACCGATTTGACTTATCTTAAATTGAGTCACGGTGCTATCACAAGCAGTCCTTTTGTTGATGCCGAAGTATTGACCGGCGGGACGTCGAGCGCAACCGCTAAAATTGTTTCGATGCTTGATACAAGCTTTTTATTGGTTGTTAATGTCGCCGGGACATTTGTTGCCGGGGAGACAATCACGGGCGCCGGTGGTGCTAATGCCGTTTGTTCCGCGGTTGAAACTTTCAATGGCGCAGTTGTAGCAGATGCCGCAGTGGCAGCAAATATTTGGGTCGAGGGTACGGATTACACAATTGATCCTGTGGGTGGGCTGTTACGCGAACTATCAACCGGCAGTATCGTTGCCAACGGCGTGTATGTATCTGCAGATTACGCAGCAAAAACAAACAAAACAATCCAGGCATTAGAAGGCGGCGAGGCCGAGGGCGAGTTGCTGTTTATCGGCAACCCGAAACGTGGGCCGAGATGGCGCGTTAACTTGTGGACATGCAAATTAAATATATCCGGGCCGGTAAGTTTTATCACCGAAGAGGCCGGACAAATTACGCTTGATGTTGAAGTACTTTCCGATTCAAGCAACCATCCAAATTCACCTTATTTCAACGCAGTTGAGGCGTCGTAAATGCGTAAAGAAGCGGAAATCACGATTGATAAACGGGTGTATAAGATTTTTGAAATACGCCCGAAAGATATTCTTGATGTTTATCACACGGCTAAAACGTGGGATGGCGGAGCGGATGACAACGCGTTTTTAAAAATCGCGGTTGACAATCTTTTGCCGTTGCTCACGGACGCATCAAAAGACGAATTGATTAAGATGTGGCCGTCCGATCAGGAGTTGATGTTTGAAAAGTTAAAAGAAGTTAACCAGGCTTTTTTAAAGAGACTGACGGGGATAATGCGGCGGCCGGAAGTCAAAGAGATAACACAACCGCTGATAAAAAGTTTTATGACGGAGTATGGCGCAACGTTTGCCAACTTATTCAATCAGGACACCGGCAGCCAGAACGATACGGGTGGTCCTTCTTTATAATCGCGCTTGATGAAATGATGCGCGAAAAGAGAGAACACCAAAAGTCAATGGCAGTGGCGGTCAGGGCAGGGCATCATGCCGACCGCGATAAATTTGCAAAGTTTTTAAGGAGTTGAAATGGCAGCAAAAAAAATATTGGATTTGCTTGTTGACATTGAAACCAATGGCATAAAAACGCTTGATAAGGCGTCCGAATCCTTTACCAAACTCAATAAAAAAACCAATACAGTAACGAAAAGCTTAAAGGCTTTTGCCGGGGCGTCAAGCAAAATGGCGGCAGGGATAGCGCCCGCCGTTGCCGGATTAACCGCGCTTACAGTAGGCTTTGCCGCAGCAACTACAAAAGCATTATCATCCGCCGATAAAATAGCAAAAACAGCCGACAAAATAGGGTTGACCACAGACGCCTTGCAAGAGTTAAGATTTGCCGCCGGTCTATCTGGCGTTGAATCTAAAACGCTTGATATGGCAATGCAAAGATTTTCAAGGCGTGTTGGCGAAGCGGCCAAAGGCACGGGCGTACTCGCAAAAGTATTTGAAGAATATAATATTAAGACCAAGGATTCCGCAGGAAATATGCGGTCATTGGAGGCTATTCTTGGAGATTACGCTAATGTAATTCAGGGCGCCAAGACCGATCAGGAAAAACTATTGCTGGCGTTCAAGGCCTTCGATTCAGAAGGCGCGGCGATGGTCAATATGGTGCGCAATGGCAAGGATGGATTGGACCAGTATAGGCAATCGGCAAGGGATACCGGGCAGATTGTCAAAGAGGATCTATTAAGGGGGTCTGAGGCAGCAAATGACGCAATCGCCACGCTAACCGGGTCTATAGGTGTAGCATTACAAAGCGCATTGCTAAAGTCGGCACCGGCATTGGAAGAAATGGCCAACAAATTGTTGCCGCTTGTGCCATTGTTACAAAGGTTACTTGAGATTTTAATACCAATGGCGCCTGTATTTATCCCAATTATTGCGGGATTGACTGCGTTTGGCTTGGCTTTTATCACAATTATAAATCCGCTTATCCAGTTCTTACCAATGATAGCGGGGTTATTCAGTGGTTTAACCATAACTATAGGCGGCGTCATAGGTGCGTTGTCCGTGCTTGGCATCGGATTTACAGCAATATACTTAGCAATGCAACACCCGGAAATATTTGAAGCATTCGCCGGGTATTTTATGGCCGCATTCGATCAAATAAAATTACTATTCCTTGACGTTAAAATCGCCTTTGATAAATTTGCCGAGGCGTATTTTGTGCTTTTTGATAAGCTTGGTGAAATAGTCGTGGCGTTTGTCGATGCTTTTATTGCCATAATACACGGAGATTTGCAGGGTGCTATAGATGCATTAAGCGCAGCATTCGCCGGGTTGCCGGATGCCATAGGTGGTGTATTTGATAAATTGTGGGGTCTTATAAATACGTTTGCCGACTTCATAATGTCGTCTTTTGAAACTATAGGCTTGGCGCTTGAGGCGTTTTGGCAATCGTTTGAAAAGCCGGAGGTATTCACCACGTTGCTTGGTTGGGTCAAGGCCACCTTCAACGGTATCAAAGCCGTTATATTAAGCACTATTGCAGCATTAAAAGCAGCATTCCGAGCAGTAACCGGCGGAGGAAAAAAGAAATCAAGCGGAGGCGGCACAGGCGCACCACCAGTCAAGAAACGGGCCGGGGGATTCCTGGGCGGGTACGGCGGCGGCGATAAAATACGCGCACTGCTTGAGGCCGGTGAGTACGTCATTAGAAAAGAAGCAGTTAGAAGCATAGGGGTAGGAAAACTTAACGATATCAATAGCGGTCGCATGAAATTTGCCGACGGCGGTGTTGTTCCATCGAACGGCCAAAACAATACTTTCAATTTTTCCGCACCGATCACAGCAACAGGATCGGGCATGGACGAATTATTCCGATTATCAATCATACCTGAATTAAATAAAGCAATGAGGCGGAATACCGGGTCGATTGCATCGGTTATCAGGGGCTTATAATGGCTATTACGAGATTAAAATATATAACAAATAACTTGATCCAGGCAGTTACTCCAACCCTATCCGGATCATGGGGCATGGATGCAGATTACCCAAAGGCCAACTTGACAAATTGGCGCATGTCTAAACGTGCCGGATTTGATACGGCAAAGGCCGGGGAGCTTGTTTTTGACATGGGCAGTGCGGTGTCAATCGATACTTGTTTGCTATTCAATCACAATTTTTCAAGCGGTGCGACCGTAAAAATCCAGGGACACACGGCGGATTCCTGGGGGGCGCCGGACGTTGACGAAACAATTGTCTATGCTGAAAATGATATGATTGAGGAATTTACGTCGGCATCCAAGAGATATTGGCGTCTATCAGTATCAGACGCGGGGCGGTCGCTAAGTGATATCAAGATCGGCGAAATGGTGTTAGGTGTGGCTATAGAGTTGACGCGTAATTTCGATTGGAATCTTGCAGAAACTACAGCATATAATAATATACAACAGGTCACGAACGGCGGCAACAAGTGGTCCTATGCGCTTTACAACCCCAAGTCCTGGGTAATGTCATTTAATGAGCTATTGGCCGCTCAAAATACGCTTGTAAAGGCGATGGTTGATAATTCCACGGGTAACGCTTATCCATTCAGCGTTATAATAGAAGGTGTGCCGTATTACGTCAGGGCATTGGCCACATATGGCACGGCACGGCCGATGCCAATTGACACGCTAGAGTCGGGATTTGAAACAAGCTTTCCGCTTGAATATGGCGTATCAGGGTTTGAACTAACCGAGGAAACAAGGGGTATATCGTGACCTTTGACGCCAACGCAGAATTATTTACAAGCACGCCGGTTGTTATTGCGGAGTTAGCGTTTGATGGTGGCACAGAGTATTATTGCAGTGTGGATTTTGAGGCACCGGCACCGAGTGAGTTCTATTCCGGGCGGGTTATTTCATTTGGAACATTAACAAAAAGCACATCCGATATTACAGGCAGTTTTCAAATATCCGAAGTCACGCTAACATTATCTAATACAGATAACAAATTTTCCACATACGACCTTGAAGAATTTGTAAACCGAATTGTAAATTATAAGCTTGGATTCCTGGGCGACACAATAGCGAATTTTAAAAATATATTTACCGGCAAGATATACGACTTTGAGTATTCAGACAGCCAATTGATCTTGAGTGTTGAAGACTACACGGCAACCTTGCTTGAAAAAGACTACGGGCATTATGTCGTTGAGGCAGATTGGCCGAGGGCAGCCGAGGGAGTCATAGGCGCCCGGATGCCGATAATTTACGGTACGGTGGCCGGATCGCCGACCGTACCATCAGACCTACCGGTGGGGGGTTAATAATGGCGGATTTCGGACCACCAACTAACCCGGCCACCGTGCGAGTCGTATATGATGACGATCAAGACAGGCACTTGGTAATGTACACTTACGTCACCAAATCCGCGTGGTATGGGTACGTTGTAGCGGGTGATATTGATGGCGCCGGGGTAATAACATATGGTACAGCGGTGTCTTTCAATGCCGGGGAATATGGTATCGGCATGGCATACAGCACATCCGATAATAAGTTTTTATGTCTATATAATAATTCCGGGACACTATACGCGTTCACTGTTTCACTGTCAGGGTCCGTGATAACAAAAAGTTCGGACACATCGGTATCAACCGCGCACGCTGATATCACCGTCGAGGTCGTATATGACACAAATGCCGATAAGTTTTTGGCAATTTATCGCAAGACCAGTGGCGAGGTTGTGTCTAATGTAATAGATATATCATCCGGCATTAGCGTAGGGTCCGAAACGGCGATTTCAGGCGCAACATGGCGGTATGGTAGGGGCGCATATAGTACAGTCGACCAAAAAATACTTGTAGTATATACAGATCAGACGAACATGCGCGGACGCGTGGCGACCATATCCGGGAGCACAGTTTCCTATGGCACCGAGATCGTAATGTCTAGTGATGTTTGGGTAACGTGGGATGTGTGTTATGACAGCAACGCCGATAAATTTGCTATCGCAGCCAGGGCGAATTCCACAACCAGGGTAGATTGCATATTGTGTGAGATTGTGGCGGGGGACCCATCGGTCGTTGGTTCACCGGTGGAGGTTGTCAATATCGAAAGTGAGGAGTCAAGATGTTTATTTGACACTATCAATAAGGCTATTTACGTCGGGTATTCAAGGGGTTCCGGGTCGGCCGGGGATGGCATGTATGCCATCGTTGGGAAGATTGCCGGTAGCAGCATCTCTTTTCCAACATCAAATCTTGTCACGATTAACACCGATAATGTCGGACGGTTCGGAATGACATTCGATCCGATAGCAACCAAGGTTATCGTTAGCCATAGCAATTCGACCGAGTCCGCCGGTTATACCAATCATATAGACGTTGACGGTTATTCCGCCGCGGGGGCCGGGGGCCAGGATGATCCGGGCGTGCTATCCTCCACCGGATACACCGCGTTTGATATGCTATCCGGTGTCAATTGTCATTGTTTGGATGTGTCAACAGGGGTTTGGCTTGTGGCAGGGCATCGATGCAACGCAATCAATAATGTATATACGACCGATACGCTTGACGACGATAATCAACCCAAGCTTAGAGACACGGCAGATTATACAATCACGCTTGCTCACAGTTACGCCGGGGGCTTTGATGGCAAAATTGCCATCATAACATTTACAACAGATTTACCCGCGGTTACGGATTCGGTTTGGTGTAACGTCGAGGGCATGTGGGACAGCGGATTGATTGAGAATCCAATTGAAATGATGGAACATTTCTTAATAAATTATATGGGATTCACAAGCGCGGAATATAACACCACAACTTTCGGCACGGCCGAGACAACGGCAACGAGTCGATCATATGTGGCAGCCGGTACGGTAGAACTTGCAAGTGACTTGACAGGGCGGCAGATAATCGAGGGCATGGCGAGATCATTTGGCTTGACGGTGGCATACGATAACGACGGAAAGTTAACTATAAAGTTTTTGGGGTAGCATGGGCGATACATTCACAGATAATGATAATTTAATATCTAATGTCACGGTCAGGCCATCGATCGATGACCTTGTGACCACGCTTAACTATTCCTTTGCTTACAATTACCCGCAAGGCAATTGGTCAAAAAATGGATCGGTTGATGATAGCACGCAAGCCACGGCATTTGGCAAAGAATATGTGTCACAGTTGGACATGCCTTGGTGCCGGGATATCACCACGGCCGACGATGTGGCAGACAGACAGCTTGCACGGCGT